ATTAAACTTAGACGTGCAATGTTTAAGAATGCCTGTCAAAATATGAATGCCGCAGTACAAATATTCCTAGCTAAGAATGTATTGGGCATGGTAAGTGAACCTGCACAAGGAGAAGGCTCAGCACCTCTACCTTGGAATGAAGCAGATGCAACAGTTGAAATTGGAGAAGAACACGATGAAGAGAATTGATAACACAGAAGTATGGAGTGATGGCGGTGTCAAATACACAAAGAACGCAAGTGGAGACTTTGAAATATACATTGAACCAACCGTTGAAGAAGACAACTGGACATATTCCGAAGATGACTTTGTAACCCTAGATGAGCCTGTTGTACTAAAGCCAAGCGAAGACTAAGTTGTCTAATACTGTTGAACTAAGTGTTGATATAATGTGTCACGTTACAAAGACTCTTAATGAGATTGTAACAAGAGACGGCGATATCAACATCAACAACAAAACTATTTGGAACAGATACCTGCATCAAATGGACAATGTAGTGTGGAGAGGTGTACTTGAAACACTTGAACAATTATATCAACAAGAGCCTAGTCTGTTTGAAATACATCAGGCAGTTGCCGTTCGCAATGCTCTTGAAACCCTTAATGAATACTATGACTATTATGACAATGTATTACATATCAATAAGCCCCAGATGAAACACAGAGGTATTGCCTGGAGGGCTCTAATGACCGTACGTGAAGTAGTTAACACGGCAAACAAATGACTTGGATGTACCAAGCCCAACCTTTTACAACTGCCCCTGAAGAATATCAAGGGTTTGTTTATTGCATTACTAACACTTCAACAGGAATGAAGTATATAGGTAAGAAGAACTTGTGGAGCATCCTCAAACGCAAACCCCTCAAAGGTAAGTCCAATAAGCGACATAGTCGTATTGAAACGAATTGGCAACGGTACTACGGAAGCAGCAAGACACTCAGTGCAGACATTGAGAAACTTGAACCACATACAATAACACGCGAGATCCTGCACCTATGTGCTAACAAGACAATGATGGCATATTGGGAAACCAAACTGCAATTTGACTTGAACGTGTTGTACGATGACACCTACTACAATGAATTCATCAGTTGTAGAATAAATGCAAGCGGTGTGAAATAAAGGTTGACAAACAGTGTAATGATGCTATACTTAATGTATAGGCAAACACAAAAGGCATTATGAAAATACTCTTCGCAATATTAATAATCCCACTAACAGGATGTACGGCAGTTGCCAACTACTATGACAGTCAAGACCCTTGTCAACGCAAACCTTATCCTAGTTACTGTGGCTCAGCCGTAGAACCTTATCCTGTAATAATACAAGAAGGCAACTGGATACTTTACTAAACTATTCACTTAACCTAAGGAGTCTTTTCTCACGAGTAAATAACGCTTTTGTATAAATACTTATATGAAGACACTAAGAGTAGAATACTTAACAGAGTGGCGTGTATGGTATAACGCATTCAACAAAGCACGTGAACTAGAAACTTACATACATCCTGACTGGCAAGACTTTGAGGTTTGGCTCAATGAACTTGGACCAAGAAAGAACCCCACGGATCAATTCTGTAGAGATGACTGGAGCAAAGGTTGGACACCTGACAATGCCGGCTGGCGCACAATGCCATTTGGGCGTAATAGAGATTATAGTAAACGTGGAGATAGTCATCTTGGAATATAAATTTAGATATGCACCTGAGATACGAGGCGGTCCAGGCATACGTGGAAGAAATCCAAACCCAGACGCTTGGCAAACAGGACCTTGCAGAATTGCACACGACAAACACTATGGTTTCCTCAAGCACAAAGCACAAGCTAATTACCGCAATGAAGAGTACACACTAACCCTTGAACAATGGGAAACAATGTGGAATGATGAAGACTGGATTGCACGTGGAAGAAAGTCTGACAATATGTGTATGCAACAAATAACTCCTGGTAATGGTTGGCACCTCTCCAATGTTGAAGTTGTTCCTCGTCGCAAACATTTTAGTGACATTAAGAAAAGGAACCGCGATGTTTGATAGTGACTTTGATCCATTAGCTATATTACAGAAGCACGAGTTAACTCTTAACGATTTAATTAATGCCCACAATGAAGTTGCAAAGTTAACAGAGGAACTTGCTCAGAGTCAGCAGAAATTAAATATGCGTCTAACTCAAACTGAGCAACTAATCTATAAAATAAACGCTTATGTTGACGACTTATGAAGTTAAGCTATCCTCAACAAACAATAGCTGACAACCCTAGTCGCTTCAAGGTAGTTGTAGCAGGAAGACGCTTTGGTAAAACTTATCTTTCAATGCGTGAAATCTGTTATAGGGCTCGCGTACCCAATCAAGAGATATTCTACATTACAACAAGTTATAGAGCGGCCAAGATGATTCTATGGAAGCCTCTTAAACGTAGACTCCTGGACCTACGCTGGGTAAGAAAGATTAATGAAAGTGAACTCAGTATACTACTAAAGAATGGAAGCACTATAAGTCTTAAGGGTGCAGAAGATCCTGACAAACTACGTGGTGTAAGTCTATCCTACGCAGTAATAGATGAAGCTGCTGAATGTAAACTAGAAAGCCTATGGGGTGAAATTGTTCGTCCTGCTCTTGCGGATCAACAAGGTGGTGCATTGTTTATTGGAACACCCAAAGGCAAAAGCAATCCATTCTATGACTTATATATTACAGCAAAAGAACAAACAGACTGGGAAGCGTTTCAGTATACTACAATACAAGGCGGCTTTGTTACTCAGCAAGAAATAGAAGCTGCCCGTCAGGATATGAGTGAGCGACAGTTTAATCAAGAATTCCTTGCTACTTTTGAAACATATGAAAACAGAGTAGCTTGGGCATTTGCCAGGGACGTTCACGTAATAGACGAACCCAAAGAAGTAAACACTAGTATCATACACGTGGGTATGGACTTTAACATCAATCCAGCTGTGGCAACCATAAGTGTACAACTTAACAAAGACACTCTTGCAGTCATTGATGAAATACAAATGTTTGCATCAAACACAGACGAAATGTCAAGTGAAATCAATCGCCGTTATCCTAGAAGTAAAGTATTTGTTTATCCTGACCCTAGTGGCAGTAGAAGACAAACATCAAGTAGTGGAATGAGTGACCACTTGATATTACAAAACGCAGGCTTTGTAGTTAAAGCACCGCGAAAGCACGACCCAGTAAGGGATAGAATAAACGCCATTAACGCACGGTTTAAGTCAGCAGACGGTAAAGTTAACCTCTATATAGCAAAGACAGCTAAATATACGATAGAGTGTTTAGATAAGCACCAGTTTAAAGAAGGTACTATGGTTCCGGACAAAGACTCAGGATACGACCATATGTTTGATGCCTTGAGTTATTGCGTGGCGTTTATGTATCCTATTAGAAAAAATGTTACGCAAACTGAGCAACCCGCCCGTTGGGGACACAAAATATCTTAAGGAACAAAAATGAATATAACAGATACAATACAAAATGAAGTTGATGGACTATTATCAGGTAATAGTGTCTATCACGAACTACAAGAACGTTGGATGTATTATTTAGAAAGCTACATTGGCGGACAAGAATACTCACAAGCAGGACACTTGACTAGATACGTTAATGAAAGCCACAGTGAGTATATGGCAAGATGTTTAACAACACCTCTAGAGAATCACTGCCAGTCAACTGTTAGTGTTTACAATAGTTTCTTGTTTAGAACACCACCTATTAGGGACCTTGGGTTAATACAAGATATGACTGAGACACGTGATTTCTTGCGTGATTGTGACTTTGAAAACCGTTCAATGGACCAGTTTATGAATGACTTACACACTTGGATTAGTGTGTATGGACACGCCTGGGTTATGGTTACACAAGCCAACGTAAATGCCCAAACACTAGCGGACCAACGGGATCAAGGTGTGCGTCCATATCTAAGTATGCTAACACCATTGAGTGTACTTGACTGGAATTATGATAGACAACCAAGCGGACGTTACAGCTTAGACTATTTTAGATACCTTGAAGACGTTAATGGCAGTGTTAAAGTAATCAAAGAGTGGACACCTGCAGCTATTAAAACTACAACTATCAATGAAGAAGAAAATACGGTTCTTGAAGAAATACTTGAAGACAATCAGCTTGGATACATTCCAGCAGTTATTGCCTACAACCAGCGTTCAAGTCTACGTGGTATTGGACTTAGTGATATCTCAGACATTGCAGATTTGCAAAAGTTTATCTATAATAGTACCAGTGAAGTTGAACAGTCAATTAGACTTAACACTCACCCAAGCCTAGTAAAGACACCAGACACTAACGCAGGCATTGGAGCAGGCTCAATCATACACATGGACGAGTCAATGGATCCAGCACTTAAACCTTACCTATTAGAGTTTAATGGAGCAAGTGTTGAATCAATATACACTGCAATTAATCATGCAACAGATGCAATTGACAAACTAGCCAACACCGGAGCAGTCCGTGCAACAGAAAGTCGCACAATGAGTGGTGTGGCAATGGAAACAGAATTCCAACTACTTAACAGTCGCTTGTCAAACAAAGCCAACAGCCTAGAACTTGCTGAAGAAAACATATGGCGTATTGTAAGTGATTATCTAAACCGTGAGTGGACAGGTGAAATTGATTATCCAGGTAGCTTTAATATTCGTGACACTGCAAGTGAGATTAATCAACTTAAAGTGGCAGCTGAAGCAGCACCTAATGATAGACAGATTCAAAAGGCAGTTGCTAAGAAAATTGCATTCTGGATGGACGTTGAGTATGATGAAGAAATGGATATGTTTGAACCACATACTATGACAGATCCAGTAACTGGCAAGCAAGCAATGGTTACTACACAACTACAACACCTTGAGCTTACAGCTAAAGGCTGGATACATCAGGGCGAATAAAATGGCAACCTATTATAAAAGCCATTGTAAAGGCGCTTGTGATGGACACCGTGCAGGAGCACGTTATGCACGAGGCGGTGGACGAACTCTTACTAGAAGTTCAAGTAGCTTCAACAAAGGTATGAGAATATCGCAAACGCAACTCAAGAAGAAAGGCGTTCGCACAAGAATGAGCATTACAAGGAAAAGCAAATGAAAAAATCTAAACCAGCTAAGGGTCGCGGCAAAGGCACTAAGAAGAAAACCAAGAACAAGGGTTACGGCAAATAACCAGCATAAATAATATGATTATTAAGCTATTTGCTAAATAACATTACACAAACATACTCTAACAAGGGAGGCGAGGTACCACAATGGACCATAATACAAATACATTGGCTATAGACCCTGCAACTGATGCAGCAGCACAAACTGAAAATCAGGCTCAGGAAGCAAAATCTTACACACAGGATGAAGTTGATAATATGATGGCCCGCATGCGCGGATCGTTGGAAAAGAAACTACTTAAACCATATGAAGGCTTAGGTGATCCTACAGAGTTAAAACAACTTAAAAGCGCGGAAGAATCGCGTAGACAAGAAGAACAACTCAAGCGTGGAGAGTTTGAAAAGACTCTACAAGAACTTGCTTCAAAAAAGGATAGTGAAATCCATAAGAGAGATAGTATTATTAAGGAATACAAGGTTAACACACCGTTGCTAAACACAGCAGCAAAATATAAAAGTGTCAACCCTGAGCAAGTGCAAAATTTACTTGCAAGAAGTGTAAGACTTAATGAAGATGGTGATGTAGAAGTAGTAGACAATACCGGAGCAGTTCGCTACAATGATTCAGGAGCACCAGTTGGTGTTGACGACCTTGTTAGAGAATTCTTAGATGCGAATCCGCATTTCGTACAACCTACACCTGCAACATCTAATACTAAGAGCAGTCAGAGCAGTAATGCTGTTGAAGGTTTTGATCTTTCTAAAATGGACCTAAGCAATCCTGAACACAGAAAAATATATGCCCAAGCCAAACAACGTGGCTTGATATAAATCAAATAAAGGAAAATTATCATGGCAAACTCAGCATTCGCATCCGGCTTTAATACAGATGCATTATTCGTCGCAGCAAAAGCGGCAACAGTATACGCAGCACACGAGCAATCTTTGTTCTTAGGTGGCGGTATGATACCAGTTGTTAACTCTCCAAACGGACTTTTACAAGTTCCTGAATTGGCAGCAGTTGCAGCTACAACACTAACAAGTGAAGCAAGCACAGGCGTTGATTTAGATTCAGTACTTTCAGCAGACACTAAAAATGTTATCCAGTGTGACATCTATGCAGCACGTTCAGTTTTACGTGACTTAGGCAACATTGATCCAAGTGAAATTGGAAGAGTGCTAGGCAACGCAGTATCAAAAGCATTTGACACAGCAGTTATCACAGCAATGAACGGCTTAACAGCATCAACTTCAGACTCAGATCCAATGACTGTAGACGCATTGTTTGATGCAGTTGCACAGATCCGTGGCGCTGGCGAAACAGGACCACTAATGGGTATTGTTTCAACTGTTGAAGCAGCTAACCTAATGAAAGCAATTGGAACAGCAGCTTACGGCGGTGGTGACTTCCAAAGTGAAGCAATGAGAAATGGCTTCTTGGGACAAATCGCAGGCGTTCGTATATTCCAAAGTTCATATGTAACTGGCGATAACAAAGGCTTTATCTTTGCTGGTGATGCAATGCGTATCGCAATGCAGAAGAACGTTGACGTTGAAGTAGGACGTCGTCCTGAAGCAGTTGGTCAAGACATCGTAGCTAGTCTACACGCAGGCGTTGGTGTTATTGACGCTGGACGTGGCGTTAAGTTAATCAACGTATAAGGATAGTTAAATGGCTTTTATTATTGAATCAGGAGTTGTAATTTCATTTGCAGAATATAATGATGTTTTGCAAAGAGACCAACGTCTATTTGACAGTAATGAAGGCTTAACTGACGAAGTTGTTGAAGACGCTTTAATGAGGGCAACACAACGAATATTAAGTAAGATGAGCACGTCTACATGGTGGAGAGACTACTATAGAGCACGTGATTCATCTACTTCTTATAATAGTGTTGCTGATATACCAAGCATAGACGCAGGGAAGATTTTGAATCGTAAAAGCGATTTTACTGAACTCTGCGTTTATACTGCACTAGCTGATTATATACTTCCACAAGTCGCAGACTTTGGAGATGAAACTGATTCAGACAGAGCAAAAATGGGCTACTACCAGAATCGTGCTGAGAGTCTATTTGGTGAACTTATTATAGCAGGCGACTGGTATGACTTTGATGATGATGCAACTGTTGATTCAGATGAGAAAGAACCAGGATATTTTAACTTGAGAAGAGTAAGATGAGAACACAAGTAATTGACAAAATTAAGGCTTTGGCGCTTAACGGAATAAAGTTAAGCAATGAATTACCTTATGATGAGTCAGGTGCAATTTACATAAAGAATCCAAAAACTCTTTATGTGGACCAGACTCAATACGAAAGTGTTCCTATAATACAAGCACTCAATGGCTTAAATATCAGCAATACAACAACAGCAGTCAGTGTCTATCTTGCTGTTGACGCAAAAAATCCATTGGCACAACTAGATACAATTATTCA